GAGGATGTACCCATAGTGCGCCGTCCAGCGCTTCCGCGTGCTGCTCGTATAGCCGGGAATAAGCAGGGTTCCACTACCACCAGCCCCGGCAGGGGCCGTCGACGCGCTAATCTCTGCGATGAAACCCGACGCAGCGCCAGCACTGGGATCGGCACTTGCCGTGGCGTTCGATCCTTGCAGCACCTGACCGTCGTAAACCGATGTCGTGTCGCCATTTATCTGCAACCGCAATTGGACTGACGTCGCAGCCGTATCGCCGCGTGCCTGGTCCCACGTGACGCGCAGATCACGGTATGCTTGTGAGAGCGTCCCTGTACTGATCGACGCCGCAGTGGCCGTCAGCGTTGTTTCGTACAGCAGGTTGCTTGCGGGTGTAAGTAGCACGCCTGCCGTGTCCATCTCGCCGTACAGACACGCGTAGCTACCGATGTCAAAGCTGCCGCTCGCCGGCAACAAGGTCAGGGTAGTAATGGCAGCCGTGTTACGCCAAAAACCGCCACCGTTCTGATTGAACTGGTCGCCCGCACTGGTCGATTGCTCGAATGCACCGACCGCATTGATTGCCTTCTGGAACGTCGTGCCGGCATAACCGGGGATTGCAATATCTAGCGTGCCAACTGCACCAGCCGAAGCAGTTGACGCAGGCAAATAGCCCAACACGGCTGAGGTGGCACTCGCGCTGGAAAGACGGTTCAACCCACCGCTGCCGTCAGCAACGACCTCGTAACTGTAGGTCGATCCGGCGTCACTATTGGCCTGAATGCCTACCGTGACGTTGGTAGCCGCGAGCGTCCCGCGTCCGAGCAACCTGATCCGCAGATTGCGAAAGCCGGTCTGTGGAATGCCCGCGAACGGCAACGTGGCCTGGCTCGCAGTGAGCGGCCCGACAAACATGATCGGCACGAACGCACCAGACCCGCCGCCACCAGTCGAACTACTACTACTGCCGGACGGAACCTGCCACGTGGCATCTTCACGAAGGAAGCGTGTCGTCCCTGCACTCGCGCCGGGATCGGGCACAGCTCCCGTGGCATGACTGGCGCCAGACGCAACAAACACCGGCACGTCTGCCGGTACAACTGTGCGAAACGTCGGCTGAGCCGCACCGCCCGAAGTCGGTCCTGCCCAAACTGTGTTTGCCGATTCGGTTGCCTTGGTCACCGCAAGCGTACCGTTGCTGGTAATGGGGGAACCCGACACGCTGAACTCAGCCGGGACCGTCATGGCAACACTGGTCACCGTGCCCGAGCCAGCCGCGAACGGCGAGAATGTCAGCGTGGTGCTCTCAAGTACGATCGGCGTGGTAGACGTCGAATATGTCCAGTACGTGCCGGCGTTCGCTGTGCCCTCACGTGCATACACGAGGAACCCGTGAACGAAGTCGGCCGCGGCATCAGCGTCAGGCGTACGAACAAGCAGCGTTGCCGCACCCGCCCACGTGTATATACCGTTCTGCAAACCGCTCGACTGGTTCTTGAGAAGAACACGGTCACCAACAGCTAGCGTGACACCATCAAGCGTTGTACCAGGCGTGGCAAGCGTGACAGTTGCCGTGGACGCTGCACGCACCGGCTCTTTCATTCGCTTGGACTCATGTAGATCGAGTCCGGCAGCGTTCGCATGTAACGGCATCGGCTGTGACTAACTCCTCAGAACGAAAGGTTCGCCAGCGGACGTGGTGAATTCAGTACCGAGAATGACCGAACCTGCCCCGTCCCTGAGCGACGGTGAGCCCACACCTACCACATCAAGCCGACGAACCGGCAAGCTGATCGTTAGCACCGTAGCCGTGCCAGTAAATGTCGACAGCACGTATGTCAGGACATCGCCCGGCTGGAATGAGGTAACCCAGCCAGTAATGTCAACGTCAGCCTCAACCGCAGCCGTCAGAGTCGGTCGCGTGGTTGCATAAACCGTCCTGCTTCCAGATGCCCACTGCCCTTGAGCTGCGAGGCGTAGTTCCACGCTCGCAGAACACGCAATCGGCTGGATGCCCGTCGTAATGTTCGCCACCCCCGCGTAGATATGGCAGCCCAACAGCCGACACGGGAACGTCACCTCGGCAAAGGCGGCCATGCCGACAGTTAGCGGTAGTCCCACGCCGTCAAAGTTGGCCAGGATCACCGACGGCAGGACCGGCGCTGGCGGGATCTCCGTGCGCGCCTTGTTGATGGCCGATCGCCACATCTGAACCAACTCTGGCTGCGCGCTCGGGTTATTGAATGGCGTACCCTCGAAAGTCAAATTCCGCCACCAACATAGGACATGGTCTGCGAGAATGCGCCACTCGCGTCGAGCGTACCCTCGACGCGCTGTACCCACAACGCCTCGCCGACACCGATGCGATACGCTTGGCCGCCCGGACCTTGGACCAGATGGATCTGCGCTGGGCCGATCAAGTCCGACCGAGGCGTCGTCATCTGCACCGTGACCACCTCACGGTTCAATTCACCTAGCCAGAAGTCGGCCATGCGTTCGCAACTCATCCCCTGCCCTGAGCTTGACTCCGCGCGGCGTTCGATCATCGCATTGTCGTACGAGTAAATCTGTGGGTTGCTGGCGTCCATGAAGTCGTTACCGTCGATTTGTAGCCATACCCGCGGATCGGCATAGTCACCGACTGAGTAGCCACCAATCCTGACCCCGTTGCAGGCGTTCTGAACCGTGCGACTCGCGGATGCCTCCTTGATGTCAACGCCCTCGGTGAAGGTCATGTCGGGCGAGCCAGATGGCCGCGAAGTTACCGACGCCCGATAAATCTGGCCGTCCGCGCTTTCAAACGTGCGATAGCCCGCACTCACGCCGTCGATCTTCTGGATATAGCTCAGCGCGGACTCGTTGACAGCCCACACAAACTCCTGGTTCGCGATCGTGCCGTAGATCCGGCCCGTCCCATCGATGGCGCCACCGCGTGTACTGAGACTGATGTAGCTCAGGACAGCCGACACGATGTTCTCATCGGTAGTGTCACCCGGTACAAAGTCCTCGAGCAGCAAGCCCCGATCTTCGACGCGCACAGCCTCAATCGGAAGCTTGTACCGATTGGCGTACTCGAGCCGGCCCTTGCACTGCATCGTCACTTGCCGCGGGAACAACGAAAAATCCCACTGCAAGAAGATGCCTGACCAGCGCACGATGTGGTCGACAGTGATCGACACCTCGTCGAAGTACGTGCCGAGGTCCGAGGCTTGCATGAGCACACCAGGCGACGTCCAGCCGCCAAGCGTGATTTGGGCACTCCCCACCGGCTCGTCGAACCCCAGGGCGTACCGAAACGAAAGGACGTTGTCGAGCGTCGAGCCATTGAATGTAACTGAATGCTGAAGTGTGCGAACGGTCGGCATCAGTCGTCAGTAATGAGGAACGCAATGCTGGCCGACATCTGGCCGTCTAGATACGGCGCATCGCGGCTCACGCTCATCACGACCGCGTCGTGTGTGTCCAGCGTGTCGATCTGCAAAGACCCCGTGGTGCCCACCGCGGCATTGATGGCACCCCATGCTGTTGCGTTCGGCAGGATAGCCTTCACAGATATCTGGTGTGGCTGACGGCCTGCGAGGTCTAGCGTGAACTCGTCGCCACCCGGAATCTCTTGCGTCGCTGCACGTGCTTCTCGCTGTTCGCTGAAGCCATCACTGGCGACCGTGAACGTCACGTTCACAGCACCGCTACTGAACGACGACATTAGAACGGCGTAACGGGAACCTGGCCGGGCAACGGCTGCGGCGCGATAACCACGCTCTTCTCGGCGGTGATAATGGCTGTCGTGATCGCGTTGGACACTTGCGTTGCCAGCTTGTCGAGTAGTGCTTGACTGGTCACTTGCGGGTTATTGATGGTGACGTTCACATCTCCGAAGCCGCCTGCGCCGCCGCCGCCACCACCTGCCGCAGTCGCCTGCGCGGCCTTGAGTCCGCTGATGGTCGACCCGATATCTGCGCCACCTGGCAGTGAGGTGACACCCAGGGTTTGTAGGAACTCCAGAATACTAATAAACGCGCCGACAATTTTTTCTTGAATCCAGCCCTTGAATCGGTCGAGGATGGGCAAAATCACCGTATCGAAGAAACTGCTCAGGAACGTGCCGAACGCCTCAAAGATCGCGCCCACCCCCAGGACGGCTGACGTCAACTTACGATTGAAGTCCTCGCCAAATTTTCCTGCCTCCGTAACGATGCCACCCAGCACAGCCTTGATCTCGTCGCCATGCTTCTTGACGAAGTCGATAGCGAACGCGACACCAGACAGCATCGGGATCTTATCCATGATCGCCTTCGTGTTTTCCCAGTTGTTGGCGATCTGATCGAACGCGATCCCTAGCCCGGCAAGGGCAAGGATGACAACACCGAGTGGACTGGCCAGCGCACCTATAGCTGAAATCACAATACCGACCCCAATCAGCGCAGGGCCGAGCGCCGCAAGAGCGGCGAACCCCTTGAGTTGATCGGGCGTCAGTGTTGGGATCAGGTCGGTAACGCGCTTGAACGCTGGCAGCAGGTCGTTATTTATCGAATCGATGAGTTGCTGGATTGATTCCTTCTGCTTATCGAACGCTGGGATCAGATCAGCCTGGATGCTATTGACCATCAGCTTGAGTTGGTTCTGCGTATCCTTCATGGCGGCGTTCACTTCGTCCTGGAGGGCTTTCTGCTCAGCCCAGGCTTGGATCGCCACATCCAACGCTTTAGGAAGACTCTTCTCACTTGCTGCCAATGCAAGGAGCGTCTCCCGCTGGCGTTCTTCCGTAATACCCAGATCAGCGAGCGTCTTGGTAAGGGCTTCCGCACCGCCAGTCTTGCTGATCTCTTGCAGGCCAGCAACGAACGATGCAAATGCTTTGGCTGGGTCATTCTTGACGAGCGCCCGGAATTCATCCTCGCCGATGCCAGCCACCTTGGCCATTCCGGCAATGCTCAATTTCCCACCAGCAGCCGATGACGCGAACTCGTCCAGTTTAGTACTGGTCTGACCAATTTCCCGCTTGTACTTGTCGATCGCTAGCTGGCTCGCCTTGACTACTGAAGCCGGCGTATTGCGGCCAAATTCTTTCTGACGTAATTCAGCCACTTGCAAATTATCGCTGAGGTCCGAGAGCGTGTCTTTCAGAGATTGGAGCTTCTGCTTGGTTTCCTCGGATGCACCGCTCGTATCGTTCAGGCTATTGACCATCTCGACAAAGAACTTGTTGATTGCTGTCGCGCCCGCCTCGGGATTGACGCCAGCCTCAGACAAGGCCGCTGAAATCGCCAGGATCTGCTCCGGTTTAACACCCACGGCGGAAAGTGTCGCAGCGAGTCTACGTGAGAACTCGAAGATATCTCGCTCCGTGCCGCCCATTTGATTACCCAGAGCAGCCACGACGGCTCCGAACGCCTCATACTGATTTTCGGCAAGCCCCATAATCTTGATTGAGCGACCGACATCCTCGGCAATCTCACCAAACGGCAAGTCTGTTGCAAGACTCAGGCGAGCAACCAGGCTCGTAAAGCTCTTGATCTCACTGCCGGCCAGCCCGAGTTGACCGCCAACCGCAGCAATCTCGGCCAACTCAGACGCCGTCTTCAGCCCACCAGAAGAAGTCTTGCTCATCCCGATCAAAGACTGACGCAACTCTTCGAGTTGGGTCGGGTCCAAACCGTCTACAGTACGTCGTACCTGTGTAAAGGCATGCTCGAAATCCGAGCCCACCGAAAATACGGCCGCTCCAACTCCGACAATCGGCGCGGTAAGTCCAGTGGTGAGCGCTCGGCCCGAGCGCTGTATGCGATTGCCAAAGTTCTGAATGTTATTACTGAGCGTGTTCAGACCAGCGGTCGCACCAGCAACATCGGCGCCGACCGATATAAACAGCTCAGCAATCGGGACAGGCATCGACTAACCTCTGTTCGCCTGCTTGCTCAATTGCATGGCTTGCTGCCGATTCCTGGATCGACGCATAGCCCTCTCTTCATCGCGACGTTCAAGGATGTGGAACGCCACCCAATGCGCGAACTCTGCCCCGCTCATTCGGGTAATCAACTCAGCCCTCGTCATCCCCAACATCTTCGCCAGCGTGTACTCGAACCGCAACGAGGGATCCCTCAATAGGGCTTTTGGTCGCCTCATCTACGCTTTCAGACGAGAACCCGGACGCATCCATGATCGCCTTGAGCACGGTCGTCATGGCCATCATCGACTTGTCGCCCAGGCGCCCGTAGTCAGCCATGCTGAACTTCGGCTCGATAACGCCCTCGATGAACAGCAACTGCTCGAGCGCCTCGTTGTCCAGCTCAGACTGTTTCGTTGCCGGGTTGATGCGCTGGGCCTTCCTGCGTAACTCCGCGGACTGCTTCTGGCTGAGCGTGCGAATGCGAACGGCGCCAGGCGAACCGTCAGCCTTGGGCCACTGCGGAACTGATATGACGCGCTCCTCAATGTCCTTGGCCGCGAAAATCTCGTCAGCCGTCAGGATGCGGGGGGATGGTTGGGTATCGAAACTCATGCGCCCTCCTCAGGGGGGATGATTGACAGGTTGACCTTTGTCGCGTACTCTGCGCCGGCTATGCGTCGGTGGCTATTGGGCGTCGGCGTGTTGTGTGTCCTTCTCGTCGGGGCTTGTTCAGCGGCGCCGCTCACGTCTAGCCCCACACCACGACCCGTACCCACGGCTACAGCGGTTCCGCCGCGGCCCACCAGCACATCAATCCCTGGACGCCCAGCAGTTGGCCAGGAAGCGCACTTGTGGGCGCGCGGCCTCGCGCGGTGGCATCTGGCGATTGACGAGCAAGCAATGGACGCGTATATCAGCATCACCAACGCAGGCGACACAGTAGGGCTAGGCAAACTGATCGAGCAAGGGCGGGCGTTCCCTGTCGCTGATGAAACTCGCGTGCTTGTCATCGACCAGAAATGGCCCGCAGTCCAGGTGCGCGTACTGGAAGGCCCCCAATCTGGTAAAACCGGCTGGGTAGCCTTCGAGCACGTCCGCTAAGCGTCCGTAATCGTGCCGACCACTGCCACCTCGGCAGTCCACGTCGCCGTGTCATCGCCTGGCGTATCCACTTCATAACTCGCCAGGTAGCCACTCCCGCCAATGGCACGCGTACCGCCACCTGAGCCGGATGGCCGATAGACGAACGCCTGCAACGCGGGCGTCGCGGCGAGCATCATCGCTGACAGGATGCCGTCGACCGTCGGATCGTAGCCTCCCTCCAGACTGATCGTGCCCGAGTAAGCCCCAACCAACTTGCTAGCGGCATTGCCGCCGATTGGGGTGATGTCGCTAATGTTGCGTTCAATGCTGATACTGGCACTCGTCACATATGCACTGAGATCGTTACCCCCGAGCGAGAAGGTCGCGATATTGCCTGAGCTAAACGGCATCCGATTGCCCGATCCTTTCTTCAGATCGAGCGAGCGTCTCGGACGGTGGCTCGTTAGGTGTCAATTGTCCGATGGTGCGAATACTGCTGTGCGGTAGCCGCCATCGGACCTCAATAGCCCTTACCGCGATGTTCATCCCGCGTGTGAACTCTGCCCACATCGGATCGCGAGCGCGCT